GTTAAATCACCTCCTTCCAATTATTTCATGTAAGTAAATTGACCAAATTGTGATGCAGTTACATCAGTTCTTGCATTGCTGTCCATGTTAATCAAAGCACCCGTGTAGAAAACTACGTTACTGATTATCATTCCAGCATTTGCACCTTGAGCATGTTCTCCAATTCCAGTATCAACTGAAATATCAAGAACACCAATAGCCGTCTCAGCACCTTTAATGTACAAATAAGCAAATTTCGCAATATTAAGTGCAGTAGTTAAATTACTTGTAACAGTAATTAAAGCCATATGGCTATACGTTGTTCTATCAATTGTAACAACATACCCTAAATCAACCGGAGTCACATCAGAATCAACTCCGTAAAGAGAATCTCCAACTTTGAACTTATAAGAATCAGCAAGAGTAACATAAGCATAAGCATTTGCCGCTCCTTCTTGAAGCAAATAAGCACGAGTCGGGGCTACTTCTGCACCTGTTACAGTTGCATGGGGGTCATAAGGAATCATTTTCATATAATTCCCTTTCCCAACACCACTGTTATTTTTTGCTAAAACAGTTCCAGCAGGGAGAACACCAAATCCTGCAGAAATCGTAATAGGCAATGTTAAAATATCTTCTAAATCAGTGGGTCGATAAATTAGACGTTTATAGTCTTTCTGCGTTCCTAACAAAACATAAGGGGTATCACCTTGTGCCATCTTAAATCACCTCCTTCCGAATTAATTATTTCGCTGCTTTGTATCCAGCAATTGAAAGTAAATTACTGGAAGCTTGTTTATTTTCTTCATCTAACTTAGTTTTATCTTCACTTCCTTCTTCTTCTTTCTGACGAGAACCAATACCCATCACTTCTTTCTTAGCACCCGAATCTTCCCAATCCTTGATCTCCTTCGCCACAGCTTCAGCAAATTTTGCACTGTCTAAGACTCGATCTTTAATAAAAGAATCTACTGAAACTTGGTTCTTAACTTTAGCATACAGTCGTTCTGGAATCTGGCTTTCAGCTAATTTCCCATTCCAAATACTTTCCGCTTCTGCTTTAAGTTCTTTCTCAGTTCGTAATTCATCCCGTTTTTCCAGTGCCAAAATCTTTTCATCTACAGACTTTTTCTCATTTTCTAATGAAGCAATCAAATCTTTTAGCCGTTTTACTTCCGCTTCATATGGAGCAGTTAGTTCAACCATAACAGCATCTTTGATTTCTTTCTGCATTTCTGCATAAAGTTCAGGGTTATCTCTTTTTAATTCTTCTAATGTCATTGTTTTCACCTCCTTTAAGTTTAAATTTTTTACCTCAACACTTACATCAGTGTAAGTTAAATCTACTTTTTCACTAAATGCTTTTGACTGCGTATTTGAATCATATCCAAATACACAAACTGAAGCTTCTTTAAGATTCCATTCACGAATAATTGTACCAGGTCCTTTCATCGTGAATCCATTCACTTCAGCAGTTTCTTTCTCAGCAAGTCTTTGAATTTTTAAAGGTTGCATACGAACAGAAGATTCGTAAGGAAAACCTTCTCGTGATAATTGAATAAATTCTTTACTTTCGGGGGTATCAACAAATATGGTGCTTTCGGGGTCAATGACAATTTTATTATCTTCGGTGAGTACCTTATCAGTAAAAGCAATCTTTTTATCCGTTTCATGGTCACTTAAAATCGGAAGTCTTTTCTTTGTCAGTTTCATTCCTGAAATATCAAAAGCTAAATCTCCCCACCAAAAATGATTAGGTATAATCTTTCCACTATATGCTGTCATTCTCAATTTGGGTATTTTTCCTTCCCCCTCAATAAAAACTTCAGCACGAGCTTCATGATCCATAAAAAGAAAAGCATTTGATGGTATTTGTTCTTTTTTCATATTTGGAATCTCCTCAGAAAATTTACTATTTGCAATACGAATAGCTTTTGGAGCACAAGTTTTATCAGTTCCACCCTTTTTAATACAATCATCTAACACTCCATTTGCTATCACTACCCATTTTTTCTTTTCTTCAGGAGTAAGCCCCTTACGGTGCTTCTCCACATCTGATACACTCCAGGGCATCTTTTTGCCCTCCTGTTATTGGTTTTATATAACTAAAAAAACCATAAGTCAACAATTATTTTGTTTTCTTAGTTGGACTCACACTTGAACTACCACCCACTTTCTTTGGTGCATCTCCTCCTTGTGCTTTCGTGGCTGCGTTTTCTTGCATTGCTTCTTGATCAAGGATGTAATTAAGTTTAGGATACGTTTTCTGTTCAAGAGCATACTTCAACCGTTCCTTTCCATAATTTGCAATACCTAACTTCGAAGCAATAGTCTTATAGGAAATTCCGAGATTGTCAGCAACAGGACCATGCTTGACTCCAAGCAATCCACTCACTCGTGTCTCAAAATCAAGCATCTCAGAAACAGGGTAAGAAATGTCAATAAGTTTTTCAGGTTTCTTTTTTACTTCTTTAAAAATAGGTTCTTGTTTATCATTAAAACCAACTGCTTCCTTAACATTAAAAAATTCTTTAAAATCTGTCAATTTACTTTTAAGAAAAAATATTGAACCCCAAAAATCATATCGTAAAAATCTATCAAAAAATGCAATCTCATCACTAATTCGATCAGACATTGGCCCCCGTGAAGCTTTTACTGAAGCAAAAGTTCCTTTTGAACGCCCACTGGTAATATCTTCTGGTTCATTCAACCCTGAAGAAACCATTTCCATAATATCTGTATCACTATCTTTAATATTCGGCAACTGAGGACTTACACAAGTCAATTTCATGCCTGGAGGAAGTACTAATGTAGCTCCAGGAGTCTTTTTTGCTCCAATTCCCGTTTTTCGTCTTTCATCATCACTCAAAGACAACCAAATCTTAAAAGATTTAGCATCTTCCATCTCTACAGTCCATAAATAGGCTCCTGCACTCTTTTTATGGTCAATTTCGTATGTTTTAAGATTTTCATAGTAATTTATCCACTTTAAGGTGGTTCTAAGGTAAGAAATAGCTCTTTTTGTCAAAAAACCCTTCTCCCAAGCAATAATAAACCTGAAATATCCTCCAAACTCCTTAAATAATGACTTTCTGCTTCTGGAATCTTGTTGTAAACTGAATTTAAACTCTTTTTCCCGCCGTGCAACTTCAATTAAATTAGGGTAACGGGCAATATTGATACTTGGAATCTGAATTTTATCAATATCTCCAGAAATACCGTTCTTAATATCAATCTGATAGAATAAAGGAAACACAGGTTTTGTGGGATGAAAGATAATACCTGAATTATCTGCAAATCCATTAATTGAAGCGGGGTCAATAAAATCAACTTCTATAAATCCATCAGGGTGACAAGCAAGACAAAGAAACAATTCCCCTTCAACTTCAAATCGTCCTACATACTTTGACAATAACTTGTATAATACATTTCGTGGATCTTCATAAATCTCCTCAATAGCTTCCTGAATCTCTTGAATCTCCGAGCTTGTTTCAAATCCCCATCCTGTCAACCGTCCAACCATTCCCCGTATCGCTGTATTAATCTGAGGGTTTTTATGAAACTTATTCCAGCACTCCGTTTGTAATCTATCTCGTGTCCAAGAATCCTCTTCCTTATCTTCAGCAGCCCGTAACGGAGCACCATCTTCATCTGTCCCTGAAGATGAATCAGGATTATACTGCCAGGGCAAAGCAAAAGTTAATTTAGATAGTTCTTCATCGGGCATATTTAAGATTTCTTGGCGGGCTTTTTCAAATTGTACTTTATTTAAATTAGTCATTTAATTCCCAAGTTAGAATTAATATTACCATACATTTTAAATCCAAAAAACACTTCTGTCAACTTTTTTCTCGCCATCAAAAATAATTGTTGACACAAAACTATTTTTATGAAACAATACAGTCTACTGTTTTTTCATAACTTTCCTCCTCTTTAACAAGGGCAGTCCTCAAAAGGGATTGCCCTTGTGTTTTAATACCTACCGATCAATTCTTTATTTTCCATGAACAATCCAAACCCTGGTCCTCCTGATACTCTAATCCTAAAATCGGATGGAGTCAACAATCTGCTTCCATACATTGCCCAAGCAGTCGAGTACATCGAGTCGTCTTTAATCCCATAGAGTTCAGTCTTTTCGGGCGATCCAAACCATCGTTCATCCAGATTATGATAAAATACTCCCATCTCCTCTCGCAACAAATCATCTGTTTTGCTTCCAATAATAGGAACACTCGGTACTTTAAACCGACCATCCTTAACGGTATTATAAAATTCTTTAAATGCTTCACGCTGTTTCTCATAATTAGGGAAGATTGGTTCAAACTCAATATCCCGATCTTCACACCATTTAACCATAT